GAAGAAGCTCAAGCTGATATTGATAATCCAGGAACATCTACAACTGCTGAAAAAATTAGAAGAGACGTAAAAGTATTCGCCCCTTCTTTAGCTGATATGTTAGGTGTAACTCCAGAATAAAGTGTCAAAAATATTTGTAGTAGAAAACTACTTTCCACAGAAAGAATATAATTTAATTTGTCAGAACGTACTGCAGATTGATTTTACACCTCCTCCTATTGAACATAGAAAAGGTGTTGAAGAAGCTTCAGAAACAGATGGTGGCGCTTACTGGTTTCAAGATGAAATTCCATCAGGATCTTACGCTGCAAAAGCATGTTATAATTCACTTAAACCAAAATTTTTTTTTACACGTCCTAAAGCAATACGTGGTATTTATTGTACAATAATAAGTCCGCAAAAACAATTTGCACCACATGTAGATAGAGGAGGAAAATATCAAGTTTTAATATATTTAATGGGAAACGAAACAATGAACAACGGTACAGGTTTTTATAAACCTGATGGCAAAGGCAATCTGGTTTTAAATACACATATTGGCTTTCAACCAAATAGAGCAATATTGTTTACAAATGATAATTATCACGCACCTTTACTTTGGGCAGGTAATTCATCTATGCGCTATTCAATATGTTTTTCTTTTGATCTTGAATAAAAATTTAATTTACGTTTATCCTGCGGGTCTTGGCGATACATTTTGTGCAACAGGTGCATTAAAAAAATTGTATGAAAAAACTAATAAAAGATATTACATAGCTTCTCGTATACCTCAGTTTTTTTGTGAACAGCCTTACACTGATTGCGCTATTGTTACTAAAGCTAATGATATAGGAGGCATAAATGAAAACGGAATAAATAATTCTCATGAAATATTTAATAAATTTGATAAAATTAAAGTAATTAATTGGTGTGTAGAATCTCATTTAAAAGGAAAAGCTACTTTGGTAGAAAGTTATTGTGATTCTTTAGGTGTAGATAGAACAAAATTACCTTATTTTAAATTTAACAAAGATCTTCTTCATCATCACTCTCTTTCTGACAAACCTTATATTATTTACTCTTTAGCACAAAAAGGTGCAGAAAATTTTACTTTTGGAGAAACTAAAGTATTTAATAGACAACAAAGTAATTTTATAATTAATAACTTAAAAAAAGCTTTTCCTAAATATAATTTTATAGATCTAAGCCTGTTAGATATATCAAATCCTTTTGATTTATATTTAACAGTTGCTCAATCAGCAAGTTTTGTATCAATAGATACAGTTATTCCACATTTTGCATCAAATGAATTTTACTTTAAAAAAGGTGTTGTTTTATGGACACATGAACATGCTTGTTCACGTTTTGGTTATAATGAGCAAGTAAACTTAATAAGTAATTTCATGCATCCATTTGATAATGTTGAGATTATAGTTGAAAATCTTAAAAAAATTTTAAGCGCTACAAGCTTCACATTCTAAATCAGAATCTAAACCTGTTACCATAACAGTCGCATCGGAGTTATGTGGCTTACCTTGAATTGTATGTATGTGAGAAATTTTTTTGTGTTGTAATAATTCTTTTTGTAGTCTTTCATTGTCTCTTTCCACTGCTAATAAACGTTCGTGGGTACGACTCACCTTATCAGCAAGGGTAGCTATAGCCTTCAATACTTCTTGATTTTCCATAATATCTCCTTGATTTATAATTTTTGGGTGAGATCTAATTTAAACATGTGTACGAAATATATCAAGTAATCTTTTATAAATTGTTTTCTTGACACATAATTTATGTTATGAAAGAGACAAAAAAAGAATGGAAGCACAAACAACAATGTTCGGGAGAATGGTAAAATGTTATAATTTACCTCTTGATGAAGTTGCAGATTTAAATACGAAATACGAAACAGCGAAAGAAAAATTAAATTCTTTTGGTCATAGGTTAGCTGGACGTTTAGAATCAGAATTAGAGTTTACACAGTTATTACAATCAACAAAAGTATTTAAAAATATTACAAAGTGTATGTTGGATTATGTTGAAACATGTGAAAAGGTTAGTTTATATAATTACAATTTTAATACTGGATCAAGAAACTTAGATATTATAAGTTGTTGGATAAACGATATGAAAGAAGGAGAATATAATCCTCCTCATACACATCATGATTTAAGTGGATGGTCGACAGTTTTATTTTTAAAAGTACCAGAGTTTAAAAATGACGAGGTACAAGAACATAAATTTAAAGATGGTCAATTAGGTTTTGTTGAACCTAATGGTGTTGGGACTGTTTGGATGAAACCAAAATTAGGAGATTTTTATATTTTTGAAGCTAGACATCAACACTGCGTTATGCCATTTAAAACTAAAATAAAAGGTAAAATAAGAAGATCAATGTCATTTAATTTTATTAATAATATTGCTAGTGAAAATAGCGTCAGTTAATTGGTCACATAATTGTTCTGTTACTTTACTTGAGGATGGTGAAATAAAATTTTTCTTAGAAGAAGAAAGAATATCAAGAGTAAAATATGATGAATATCCTTTTCATGTTTTTAATGCTTTAAAAGAATATACTGATGAAATAGATTATTTTATTGTTTCAGGATTAACAACGGGATTTTATCTTCAGTGGAGAAAAAATAATGAGCTGGTAAATAATTTAAAATTATTTCTTTACAAATTTTTTAAAGTAAAAGAAGTTATTATAGAGTATGTACATAAACATCACCTGTGTCACGCTTCCTGTGCCTTCTATAATTCTGGTTTTAAAAACGCTGTTGTTATTGTTCTTGACGCATTAGGAGCGGATAAAAATAGTTTAGATGAAATAGAATCAGGATATTATAATTGTGAAGCTGAAACAGTTTTTGAAGCCTCTTATCCTTCTAATTTTAAAACAATATTATCAAATAGATATATAGAAAGACCAGATGTTCCTATTCAAAATCAAACAGTAGGATTAGTTTTTCAAATAGCTTCTGAACATTGTGGTTTTTATTATTTAGATGGCGGTAAAGTAATGGGTTTATCTGCGTTTGGAAAAGACTCTAAATTACCTGCTTTTTATTTAGGTGATAATATGTCTTCCAATTCTATTTATCCTGAATTTTTATTTAAGAATAAAACACAATTTAAAAAAGAAGATGTAGCTTTTGCTGCACAAAGAGATACTCAAAAGAGAGTTGATTATCTTATTGAATCTGTTCTTAAAAAAACAAATACAAGAAACTTTATTTTAACAGGAGGGTATGCAATGAATTGTGTAAATAATTATAGACTGGTCAAAAAGTATTTAGATATTAATTTTTATTTTGAACCGATGTCAACAGACGCTGGTGTATCATATGGCGCTGTAAAACACTTTTGGCATAAGTTAAAAAACGATGATACTATTAGAAAATTAAAAAATATATATTTAGGAGATTTATAATGTTTAATAAAAAAATTACATTTTGTGCAACAAACAAAGGTATGCTTGACGTATGGCCTCATCCAAAAGCAGCCACTAGATTTATTCCTAATGAATACAAAAAGTTAGAAAGACACAATAAAAAAAATTTACACGAACCTACAATAAAAACATGTATGCCTTTTTTAGATTCAATGACGATGGGTTATATTATACCTTTTGATCAAGATTATGTTGTAGATCCTATAGAAAAAGATTTTAGTGTTACTCCTGCTAGTAGAAACCAAGAAGATTTTGGTTTTCACGGTAAAGCACAACTACCAAAAGAATGGCATAAAACCACAGGTGAAAATGCGGGTAAATTTCATAACAAATGGTTAATTAAAACTCCTCCAGGCTATAGCTGTTTGTTTATTCATCCTATGAATAGAATAGAAGAAAGATGGAAAATAATTGAAGGTGTTGTAGATACAGACAGCTATATAAGTTTAATTAATTTTCCTTTTATTTTAAAGAAAAGAGATGAACAATTTTTAATTAAAAAAGGTGAGCCTATGGTACAGGTTGTCCCTTTTAAAAGAGAATCTTGGAAATCATGGTCTGGTTTTTATATAGAAAAACTACACAACAAAACACTTACAATGTTGAATAGTAAATGGGTTGATAGATATAAAAATATGTTTTGGAATAAAAAAAGTTATAAGTAGTCTTGCCAAATAACATCATAACCTATTTTTTCTGCTGCTAAATCATCCTGATGTTTTTCTTGCGCTGCTTTGCATTGGTCCATTCTTACTTGAGCCCAATCTAATAATGCTTGAACAGTTGTAGAACCAACAGCATCAGAGGTTGCAGTAAGACTTGTATTTCCAGTCATATTACCAGTAGAAGGATCTTTGTTTTGAATTTCATTTTGACCAGGTAAATTATTCCATATAACACAATGAATTGTATCAGGAATAGCTGGCATAGCATCTCCTTTAATTTCCCAAGGAATAAGAAAACCATTGTCTACATTAATTGAATCATTGTTCATTATTACTATTTGTGTTGCCATTATTCATTCTCCTGTTCTTCAATACTATTTCCTGCATCCGTCCATTCTTTAATTTTTTGCATAATAGGATTATCACTAGGTGTATCAGCAGGAAAAGTAGTTTTTCCACCATTGTCTTCTACAATCATATAAGTATTTATAGATTTAATTAACACAATTTTTTGCATGCCTTCTCCATTAATGTTTAATAATATAGTTTACCACTACAAAAGGTTGAAAAGCGTTTGTCCCTGCCGCTGTAACAGAACCAGTTAAATTTGTTGTAACGTTACCAGTTAATGTCCCAGATAACGTATGAGAATGATTGTGACCAGTGCCTGAACCTTCATTTTGCATCCAGCCTGTGTTTGCATATCTTTGTGTTCTTGAGGACATACCTACTGCTCCAGAGGGCTGATACGTTGATGATGGAGCGAATCCATCATGTACATTCCCTTGAAATTTACCTTGATGCTGATGCGAAGGCATCTGAGCAGTAGTTATCGATGTATTACTAATA